CCGCCCTGTGCAGTATATAATATAAGTGTTTATAAAATGTGGAAAAGGTTGTTATGGCTAATCATTATGTTAACAACGCGGATTTCTTGTCCGCGATCAAAGCCTACAGGCAAAGCGTAAAGGATGCGGAAGAGAGTGGTGAGGCCAAGCCTCAAGTCACCAATGAACTTGGTGGTTACATTCTTAAGATTGCTCAGCATCTAGCTTACAAACCAAACTTCATCAATTATACATTTCGCGATGAGATGGTATCAGACGGTATCGAAAACTGTCTGATGTACATTGATAACTTTGATCCTGAGAAGTCCTCAAATCCCTTTGCATATTTTACGCAAATCATCTACTACGCTTTCATTAGACGTATTCAGAAAGAAAAGAAGCAAACTCTAATCAAGGGCAAGATTGTGATGGAGATGCCGTTTGATGAGTTTGATGTACAAGAGCAAGATGAGGATGGCACATTCATAAACTCATACAGGGACTTCATGCAGAACAGTGGAGTGTTTGACGAGATCCTAGACAAAGAAGAGAAACGTAAGGCAAAGAAAAAGAAAGCACCTACGCTTGATGATCTTTTGGAGGACCAATGAGAGTAGCGATTCTTGGTGACACCCATTGGGGATGTCGCAACGATCTTAATTTGTTCTATGTATACTTTAGTAAGTTTTATCAGGACTTCATTCAGTATCTATTAGATAACGATATCAAAGTTGTGTATCAGCTTGGTGATTTGTTTGATCGTAGAAAGTATATCAACTTTAAGACTCTTGACGAAGCCAAACGAATCTTTTTTGATGAGCTACAGAAGCACGACATTCAACTACACGTTCTTGTAGGCAATCACGATATCCACATGAGGGAATCTGTTAAGATCAATTCTCCTTCCTTAGTTCTTGGTGAATATAATAACATCACTGTATATTCAGAACCAACAACAGTTGAGTTCGATGGTACTACAATGGATATCATTCCCTGGATATGCAAAGAGAACGAAGAAGAGATTATGCAGTTCATTGCTAATTCTAAATCAGATCTCTGCCTTGGTCATTTCGAGATCCAGACTTTCTCTATGTACAAGGGCGTAGAGTCTCACGAAGGATTATCAACAGAAATATTTGCGAAGTATGAGCGAGTAGTATCTGGCCACTACCACACACGATCCACACGTGATAATATTACTTACGCAGGTACTCCTTATGAGATGACATGGCAGGACTTCAATGATCCAAAAGGATTCATGGTATTCGACACTGAGACGAGAGATCTTGAATTCATTGAAAACCCACATCACATCTTCATTCGACTCGACTATGATGATACAAAAGAACTACCAGATCTTCGTGCACTTGACCTAACAGGATGCTTTGTTAAACTGGTGGTAGTAAACAAGACTGATCTATTTAAATTTGACAACTACACGCAGAAGCTGTATGGTAAAGGGTGTTTCGAAGTAAAGATTGTAGAAGATATGTCAGAGTTCCAAGAAGGTGAGATTGATGATGATATCAACCTGGAAGACACTATGGACGTATTGAGCAACTATATTGATTCTATTGATACGGGATCTGACAAAGAGAAGATCAAGTTGTTTATGAAAACTCTTTATGTCGAGGCATTGAATACTGAAGTTGTTTAAAAGGATTGCTGCATGCTGGTGTTCAAGAAAATCCGATACAAAAACTTTTTAAGTACTGGAAACCAATTCAACGAAATCGAGCTCAATAAACACAGCTCGACTTTAATTACTGGTAAGAACGGAGAAGGTAAATCTACCATTCTCTGTGCTTTGACGTTTGCTTTGTTTGGAAAACCTTTTAGGAATATTAACAAAGGTCAGCTTGTTAACTCCATTAACGGGAAGAATTGTCTTGTTGAGATTGAGTTTGAGATTAATGGTAGACAGTATGAAGTGAAACGTGGTATCAAACCTAATGTGTTTGAGATCTGGTGTAGTGGTGAGATGATCAATCAAGACGCTGCTCTTAAAGACTATCAGAAAGTTCTCGAACAGCAAATCCTCAAACTTAACTACAAAACATTCACTCAAGTTGTTATTCTAGGATCGGCTACATTCGTGCCGTTCATGCAACTTCCATCGACACAACGACGTGAAGTGATTGAGGATATTCTCGATATCAAAGTGTTCTCAATTATGAATGGCATCCTCAAAGAAAAGATGGCAGGTGTAAAGGATGAACTTGTCCAAGTAGAAAGTGAGATCTCCAATCATAAAGTCAAGATCCAATCACAAAAGAAATTGATCGAAGTGCTTGAAAGCAATCGTCAGATGGTTGTTTCGGGGATTCGATCGAAGATCGAATCCAACAATCAACAGATCAATGAAGCACAAGATCAGATTCAGCAAATATCAGACTCGATTGAAAAGATAAAACCAAAAGCAGACTCTGAGCAAGTATCAGAGGCAATTGCTACTGCCGGCCGAGTAAAAGTCAAATTAAAGACAAATGTCGACACGTGTGAACATACGAAAGAGTTCTTTCACAACAATACAACATGCCCTACTTGTTCACAGGAGATTGCAGAAGGTCATAAACAAAAAGTCTTGAAAGAGCTTGATGACAAAATTGCAGAGCACCAAGCAAAGTTAGATCAAGTGACCACATCTTTAGATAAGCTGAATGATAAGCTGGCTACCATTAATCAATATGCTAATCGACTGAAAGACCTCTCCATCGAAATGTCTACTTACAGTAACAAGATTGCAATCCTCACGGAGCAGAACAAGGAGTTGTTAACTGAATTGAATACTGCTAACAACGATACTGGCAACTTGACAGAAGAGAAGTCAAAGATGAAGCAGTTTGCCAGTGATGCTATTGAGCTTGTACAAAGAAAGAGTGAATTGCTTGACGAAAAACAGCTTCATGATGTAGCATCAGCTTTATTGAAAGATACTGGAATCAAGACAGCGATCATTCGCGAGTACCTTCCAGTGATCAATAAACTGATCAATCGACATCTTGATAAAATGAATCTTTATATTTCTTTTCAACTTGACGAGTCGTTTCAAGAAGTTATTAAAAGTAGACACCGCGATCAATTCACATATAGTAGTTTTTCCGAAGGTGAAAAACGGAGGATCGACTTGGCCGTTTTGTATACTTGGCGTCAAATTGCTAAGATGAAAAATAGCGTTAATACTAATTTATTGTTTATGGATGAAATTTTAGATTCTAGCCTCGATACTAATGGTATGGATTATTTTATGTCAATGATGGAAGATATGAAAGATACCAATTTGTTTGTGATCAGCCATCGGACAGATCAGGTGTCCGATAAATTTGACGCTGTCATAACCGTTACCAAAAAAAATGATTTTTCTGTTGTATCTACTGTGTAGATTTTCTACGATTTCTAGCTGCTTCAGACAGCTTTCTCTTATGATCATCTGAAAACCTCCGACCTTTATGTTTTGCTGAAATTTTATCTTTTGTAGAATCAGAATGCGATCTACCAGTACGAATTTCGGACATCTTTTTCTTTGTTTCCTCGGAAAGAGGTTTTCCCAGCTTTGCTTTAGCTAGCTTTTGTTTATGTTCATCAGAAAAAACACGGCCTTTTGTTGCTTTCGATATATTGAGCTTATGGTCTTCGCTTAGTTGATCAGATTGTTTAAAAGCCTTTTTATTATGGTAACACGATTTATTAATCATAAGAGGATCTTCCCAATTTTCATATATCAGCAGTTGTTCATAATCATACGCCTCTTGTGCACTATCAAATATTTCAATTATAGATGGATCAAAACAATCTATTTTTGATTTAACAATTCTAGAACTAGTAAAATACTTAACCCACAAATCAAATTCTGGTGCTACTCTATGTGCAGATCTAAACCCGATGTAGTATTCCCCTGTGACCCTATCAACTACTTTGTATACATATGCCATGAATTATCTCCCTTAATTCTCTATTTATGTTAATTAACCTGTTGACATTTACTAAACTCTACGTTACAATAATTACAACAACATGGAGCTTGCAATGCAAAACTGGTTTAACACTCTCAACGAAGCACTCGAGTCGGAAAATCTTATTGACGCGTGGGACATCACATTTCCTCCCATTGCATATAACAGTAATTTTTCTTGGACATGGTTTAACGACACCAGACGTGGTCACTACGTTACAATATATCGTGATGAGACCGGCCGATACGAACGCCCTGTGCATTACGACCGATAATGACGCGTATTAATGTAATACCAGTACAAGAGCTGACTGACCAGCACTTGATGGCAGAGTATCGTGAACTGCCTATGGTGCCGGCAGCTGCTCGTCGATCCAATCCAGCCAACTACCAACCATCCACAAAGTATACCTTGAATAGAGGGCATGTCCTTTTTTTCTTCGACAAAAAGAAATTCTTGATGGATAGATGGTTGGAACTCATTCACGAGCTATACAATCGTGGATTTGAGATCGACCCTTCCGCCCGCACGGTACACTGGACTGCCTTGGATAAGTTCCCGCAGGTAGATTGGCAGCCAGATGAACACGCAATTTCAGTGAATAAGCAACGAATTGAAGAGCGCATTAATCAAAAGCCTCAGTGGTATCGATATCGCAAAACTCCCCTGCAGACCAGCCTGTTGCCCTAAATTGGCCACCATGATATAATGAGTTATCAGTTAAGCAAGGAGCTAATGATGACTGCATTCACTAAAGAGAACTTCTACCGCAACGGTGCATACTTGGACTACAACCTTGGTGATACCAACAAGTTTGTTGCTCGTTTCAAGTACAACAAGAGCAGCATGGGTTCCTTTATCACTTTCATCACCAAGAACTTCACGGTTGAAGAATACTTTAGCCGCATGGAAGCTGGCGAAGCTCCCCTGCAGATTGCTGAGTCCAAAGGCTTCGTTCTTGCGCACATCAAGAAGCTCTTGAAAGCAAATGGTTACCCTGTAACCCCTGCAGGTCAAGAGCAGTACATTCAAGACCAAATTGCTGCCCGCGCCGCTGCTCGCGGTTGACTTTAATTGGTAACGGTTGTAATATGTAAGGACTGAATAGGAGATGATTATGAGCAACTCAACCGAAATCTGCGAATACTATAACTGCTCCAATCCAGCCACCACTGTGCTGGTGATTGATGACATTGATTGCTCAGTATGTGATCAGCACGCCGATGATGTAACCGACCACACTGGCTACTGTCCTATTAGTTGTCAACTGGGCTATGGCTGTGACCAAAGTTGTTAAGGAGTGCCAAATGACTACCGTACTGAACTTCTCCAACTACCAATCCTTAGTATACAACGGAGCACGGATCATATACGGTCAGCGTGTGGCCGTACTACGAGCAGATGCGAGCTGGAACGGCGGATTCACTGCTGATGGTCGCAGTATCTGTAACATCCTAGAAGAATACGATCAAGTAGAACTAATTGGTTGACATCTGGATATTTTGGCTGTATAATACACACATACACTAAACAAACAAGGAGCAGGAAATGACCTACTATGTTGTTATAGAGCAAGACGGTGAAACTGCTCGACTAGAGTGCTCGTCATATGCAGAAGCACAACAGGTCAAGGTCAGTTTTGAGAACTATGGCAAGTGCCAGAACATCAGCATTGAACAGGATGAAGAAGAGCATGACGAACTTCCCAGTTACGATCCCGATGTGGACGGTTGACATTTAGACATTTCGGAGTTGAAGAATGAAAGTGTATCTGGGATACGAAGTTTATTATAACGGATGTGATCAATTTGAAACTGTTGTAAAGGTATTTGACTGCGAAGTAAAAGCACTTTGTTGGGAGGAAGGGTTTACATCAACTGACCCGGGTGAATCTCGTAAGGTTATTGAATTTGAGGTGGAATGATGATTACCGACTGTAGCAAAAACTATCTGGATAACACTCTGACTCTGGTCTTTGAGGGTGAGAGTGTGTCTGAACAAGAAGTTAGAGACTACTGCCAACGAAACTACAATGTGGTTCCCGTGACGATTGACATCGAACCACCTAACGAAGGGTTTGGTGGCTACCCTAATCCAGGTGTTGTAAAAGTACAACTTCCTTGGGATTGACTAATTGACACCTGACTATTTTGAGTGTATTATACACACATACACTAACAAAACAGGAGAAAATGATGAACAAACTAATTAGTGATCTCGCAAAATCGTGCATGATCGAAGAATATAATCAGCATGGTAACTTGATTGAAGATGGTTTCGATTATGGAAAGTTCGCCGAGTTGATTATTAAAGAATGTGCTGGTTTAGTTCAAGGGGTTCCTATTGATACTATGGGATACCATAGTGCTGACCAAAAGATCAAACAACATTTCGGAGTTGAAGAATGAAAACTCTACTGACCTTGATTGAATGGTGATAAAATGGCTTGGTTTATTTGTGCTGTGATTTTTTGTGTTACGACTGCCGTAGCATTTTTAATTGGTTGGCTGTGTGGTAAAGAAAACATTGCCAATGATTGTAGAATGCTGGGGAGGTTTCGTGTGTGTAATGTTGTTTATGAATGTTCCTCATGGAAGGTGAAGGGTGACTGAAGCGGACTGGTTAATATTGGGGTGCTTGGCACTTGTCTGGGCACACGGAATATGGGTTGGTTGGTACATCTGGCGGAAACCTAAACTAACATATAAAGAAGATTCAGAATGAACAACCGAATTAGAGAACTTGCTGAACAGGCTAATATACGATTTAGTAGAATGGCTATATTAGATGGCGATCCGAGAGGAATGGCTCGGTTTGTTTCGTATTCAGAATTTGAAAAGTTTGCCGAGTTGATTGTTCAGGAATGTGCTGATGTTATAACAGAAACACGCTGGCATCTTCCACCTACTCAGCAACAAATTGCTATGGGTATAAAAGAACATTTCGGAGTTGAATGATGAAAGAAAAACTCGGACCTTATTTTTTAGAAATTATAATGGCGGTGGTTATTGTGTATCTTGTTATTCTATTTGCTTTTTGGAGTTAAATCATGAACGAACGGATTCGAGAACTTGCTACTCAAGCCGGCTACAAAGATTTTGATTATGCTATTATTGCTCACAAGTTTGCTGAATTGATTGTGGCAGAATGTATTGGAGTAGTAGAAGGTGGTAGATTTCTCCACGATGAAGCACCTACAGCCAAATTTGCCAAAGAGTGTAGTGGTGCGATCAAACGACATTTTGGAGTCAAGGAATGAAACACTATAATGTATATTATGGATCAACTGTGCCCTTTCTGAACAAGACTTTTAGGTCTTGGAAAGAAGCAGTTGCTTTTATGAAAACACAACTAGATGCTGGCGTTATTGTGCGATCGGTATCTAAAGAGCAAATTGGAGTTGAATAGTGTACTTACATAGAAAAGACGTAGTGTTAATTGGAGAGATTATGGACGAGTTTCCAGATGCACAATCTTTCCGATTGGACAGCGAACCAGGCGGAGGTATTGGTACTACCCTGAAACTGACTGTAACTACAAAAATCTCAGGACGACCTGCTGATATAACTTTTGAGATTGCGGGCGTAGAAGATTGGTAATGGAACAGGCCATCCGATTCATTATGGAATTTTATAAAGTATCATGGGATGATGCGGTCCAATACTATTGGGATGAAGTTGAGGCATATACGAAGTTAATGGGGATACGCAAAGTGAATGAACGGATTCGAGAACTTGCTGAGTGTTGTTTTGATTCTATACCAGATTCTTCCGAATTAGTCGATTTTGTTAGATTGGTTATTAAAGAATACGACCGTGCTATTGCCTATCAGATTCAAGAATATCGGTTTGACGAACAGGTGCATCTGGGTCTCGGAGATGTGAGACTTACTATAGGGATGCAAGAAGAAATTCTTGAAAAAGCAAAACATTATTTTGGAATTGAATGATGAATCAACGAATTAGAGAACTCGCCGCTCAGTGTAGAGAGGAATATCCTGACACTGAGTGGCCTGACGCTACTCATTATCGGTTTGATGAGGCAAAGTTCGCTGAGTTGATTATTAAAGAATGTGCTGGTTTAGTTCAAGGGGTTCCTATTGATACTATGGGATATCTGAGTGCCGACCAAAAGATCAAACAACATTTCGGAGTTGAAGAATGACTTACCGTGTTATTATTGAGTACATTGGCAATGAGACTGCTCGACTAGAGCTCCTGGGTACGTCAATACCGCGAGGGGCACTTTTATTTATAAACCGTTGACGTTTATTTCCAATATTAGTATAATTATTATTGAAGTGATCGATAACCAAATAAAGGAATATATTATGAGCCATGAAATTGATATGAGTAGGGGAGTTCCAGCAATCGCTTACGTAGGCGATAAGCCTTGGCATTCGTTGGGTGCGGAACTTCAGGTAGGTGCATCCATCGAAGAGTGGACTGAAGCTGCTCAGATGGATTGGGAAGTTGTAGGATCTCCTGTAGTATTTGAAGTTGGTAACAACCAGGCTAAGACGTTTGTTGGTCAGCAGGTGTTGTATCGTTCTGACTCCCACAAGCCCCTTAGCGTTGTGAGCGATGACTTCCAAGTTGTACAGCCTAAAGAAGTCCTGGAGTTCTTCCGGGATCTCGTTGAGATCTATGATATGAAGTTGAGTGTTGCTGGTGTGTTGTTTAACGGTAAGCGTTTCTGGGCTACTGCTGAGACTGGACGTGTAAGTGATATTCTTCCTGGCGACGAAGTTCGTGGTCAGCTGGTTTTGATGACTGGTGTTGATGGTACGTTGGCTACATCAGCTAAGTTTGTGTCCACTCGAGTGGTTTGCAATAACACTCTGCAGATCGCGATGAACGAAACTGGTGCTCGTCAAGCTCGCCGTACTCATCGTCAGACGTTTGAGGCACGTGAAGTAAAGTTGGACCTTGGTTTGCTTGATAACTCTTGGTCTAATTATGTTGAGTCAATGAAGAAGTTGACTAGTGTTAAGATGTCTGACGACAAGGCATTTGCATTCTTCAAAGAGCTGGTTGGTAAGAAAGATGAGCAAGCACAAGATGCAGAAGTATCACGCTCCACTGCTCGCGCTGTCGATGATCTAATGTATCGTCTTCGTCATGGTTTGGGTGCTGATTCGGGTCGTGGTACTGCTTGGAATGTGCTCAATGCTGTGACCGAAAAGTATACGCACGGCACTGCCCGTCGTGATTCCAACCGTCAGTTTGTAAACAGCCTCTATGGTGCTGACGCTTCGATGAAGAACAAAGCCATGGACATGCTGTTGGCTGCCTAAAAGTTCTTAATTTATACAAGGTGTGTGGTAAGTTCTTATAAATATACCACACACCTTGTATAAGAGAATAAAATGAACATAAACATTAAAGGCAAGAAAAAACACGATACTGAATTTCGCAAAAAGTTTGGCATAGGTTTGCATCAGTATCAAACAATTCTAGCAGAACAGAATGGAGTATGCTACATATGTGGTCAACCAGATTTTCGTAATCTCGCTGTTGACCATTGCCATGAAACTGGTAAAGTTCGACGGCTATTGTGCAGCTCATGCAATATGGGGCTAGGTAAGTTTAAGGATAACCCTGAACTGCTCAGGAAGGCCGCAGATTATGTTGAACAAAATTACGAATTGCCGGAGGATATACAGATTGAAACAAAACCCCAACATGATCGAGTGCGATGGAGACTAATTATCCATACACCAGATGGCACGTTTTCATCTGCAGAGGCAGCCTCGAAATTCTATAATGTTGGTTCAACAACGATAGGTATATGGTGTGGAGTATATGCATACTATGCATCAGGAAGAAAACGAGATGGGTTTACTTTCGAAAAGGTATATATGACAATGAGTGAAATTAAGGAGAAGTTTGATGTCAAAGATTAAAATTGCAGAGCTGTTCTATTCATTGCAGGGTGAGGGTCGGTATATGGGTATACCATCTGTGTTTCTAAGAACTTTTGGTTGTAATTTCAAGTGTGCTGGCTTTGGTATGCCAAAGGGTGAGCTCTCACAAGAGATCGAACCAATTGCTCAGCGAATTGAAGATTTTAAAACGTATCAGGAACTACCCCTAGTATCAACTGGTTGTGACTCGTATGCATCTTGGGATCCTCGTTTCAAACACCTATCCCCACTTCTAACTGTCGATGCAATTGTAGATCGTATTATGGAGATCATTCCATTTGGTCAGTGGGAAGATGAGCATCTTGTGATTACTGGTGGCGAACCTTTGTTGGGGTGGCAGCGTGCTTATCCAGCTTTGCTTGATCATCCAAAGATGTATGCTTTAAAAGAGTTGACGTTTGAGACTAATGGTACACAAGAGTTGTCACCTGACTTCTACGACTACTTGTCTCGTTGGGCTGGTGATCGTGGATACAATGCATTAACCTTCTCAGTATCTGCAAAGTTGAGCTGTAGTGGTGAGTCACGCGAAGAAGCAATCAAGCCAGAAATCGTTAAGCAGTATGAGTCTGTTGGATATACCTACTTGAAGTGGGTTGTTGCTACAGAAGAGGATGCAGAGGAAGCCTTGGCAACCACTGCTATCTATCGTAAAGCAGGGTTCCAAGGACCAGTATACTTGATGCCTGTTGGAGGTGTAGAATCAGTTTACTCGATGAATAATCGTCGTGTAGCTGAACTTGCAATGAAGAATGGATTGCGTTACAGTGATCGACTTCAAGTACCGTTATTCAAGAACGAATGGGGAACTTAATCCCAATAGCAGTATTGTCTTTTGACTTTATCTCTAATAGATTCAGCTCTTGCTTCTGCTAGTGATTGAAAGAAATTTGAAACGCAATTAGTTATTTTTTTAATGAAATCTAACATTTTTTCCTCTATTTTGGATGTATGGGGGTTACTCCCCATACTTATAATTATTGAAAACTCGAGGAATGGAGGTCCACAGTGAACGATAATGAAATTCATTATACCTACAACCACATGCATAAAATGTCCGTGCAATTAGCTGAGCGAATTAAAGATTCCGTAAAACGGATTGATGTTTTAGCTGCTATTTGTAGAGGTGGATTGATTCCCGGTGTTATTGTTAGTCATGAGCTTAAAATTCCTCTTCGTACCATTGAATGGTCTACAAGAGATGGTGGGCAAAAAACGTATTATGGTGATATTGAAGAGGATCTGGGAGACGGTAAGAATATTGTATTGATAGATGACATCAACGATAGTGGTAAAACTTTTGTTGAATTGTTGGAAGATTGGAGGTATGATGAGAGTATGCCTGGTAAAGTAATTACAGCTACATTGTTTCAGAGATACACTACACAACGTCCTTCAGACATATATATTGAACTGATAAATTCAGACGCCTGGATTATTTTCCCTTGGGAAAAACGTTAAATTAAGTGTTTCAACCTCCATAATCTTATAAATAACACAAAGACTATGGAGGATTGCAATGTACTACTTAATGATAAAAGAGATCGATCAAACAGGCATGAAATATTTGTGTAAGAGAAAATTTAATCCAGATGATGAAACTGATCACCTGAAGTATAAGGGATCTGGTGTTTTATGGCGTAGGATTTTAAAAGCTCATCCTGAATATACTATTAAAACTACAGTTTTAGGACTTTTTTCAAAAGAAGAATTGAAGTGTCAAGGTCTATACTATAGCGAGCTTTATAATATTGTAGATGATCCTCAATGGGCTAATTTTATTAATGAAGTGGGTGATGGTGGAGACACTTCGAATACTCCTGGGTATGTCGAGGCATTAAAAAAAAGGAAGCCGGATCCTTTAAACGGAAAAAGAAAAACTATTCACAACCCAATTACGGGTGAAGTTAGGCGAATTCTTCCGGAACAAAGTTTACCCGAAGGGTTTGTTTGGGGAAATTGTAAAGGAAAAGGATTCGGACCTCGTAAAGGTGATACCGTGGTATATCACAACGGGAAAAGGAAAATATATGTGCCAAAAAATCAGAATCCTCCTGCTGGGTTTGAGAGAGGCTTACATTATCAAGGTACTACTAAGGGAAGAGTAGGTTATTTCAATCCTAAAACAGGACACAAAACATATATCTATGAGAATGAAGATCCTCCACCAGGATATGTTAAGGGGTTACCGCCAACAACAGGAAAGTTGATTTGTACACCATATGGTGTGTATAATTCAGTACAAGAGTGCATGAGATCATTAAATCTCACACGATACCAAATTATTCAAAATATTAAACATAAAGAAGGATGGAATTATGAATCAAGTGCCGAGATCCTATAAATTTGTTTCGACAAAAGAATATCACGATGCTTTTCCTGTAGCTTACAGACAACACAGAGCCGATAGCCATTGTAACTTAATTCACGGCTATGCTTTTACGATAAAATTTTGGTTTGGATGTGATACGTTGGATGCTCGTAACTGGTGTAGTGACTACGGTGGGTTGAAAGAACTCAAAGGCATTCTTCAAGATCAATTTGATCACACTCTCCTTGTTGCAGAAGATGATCCTGAACTTGAAATCTACAAAGAGCTAGAAAAGCGTAAACTAGCTAAACTGACGATCTTGCCTAAACTTGGTTGCGAAAGTCTAGCTGATCAATTGTATAAATTTGTCAATGGTGTATACATTCCTGATTATTGGGGTCCAGGTGAAGCTGAACGTCTTTGGTGTTATCGTGTAGAAGTTCGTGAAACACAAAGCAATATGGCGTTTCGTGAAGGACATCGTGAATGGAATGAAGATCTTTTTGAGTGAGATAAATTATGGCTTTGTATAAGTGGGTACCTGACGGAGTTTACGACTTTGTTGAAAACCGTACTAGGTATGCCATCAAAGATGGCAACCCAGTGAGGGTAGTTAGTAAGATTTGGTTGGACAAAGGAGGTCCGGATGATGTACCAGTGGAGCTAAAACTTCCATGGGGATCGTATCCAGACTTTCCTCCCAAACCACCAAAAACACACAGCTAGTATGTCCTTGATTGTTCCACCTACTGTGTGTTATAATTAAACCTGAACAATCAGATTGGAGAAGTTGTAATGGTAGATCATCAATCACCCACCGGTGAATATAATTTTAATGACTATTCAGAGAAGATGGATGACCTCATCTTCACATATGATAAGGATTTTTATCCTTTGGATGAAAGTCTTCCTGATCCTCAAGTCAATCCACTAATCCCAGGTGCTAAGGTTCCTCTCAACAAAGTGGGGATTGCTCCTGTAGACCTTCCAATTATTGTACAACGTCGAGATGGAGGATCACAGGTCCTTCAGGCTCAAGCATCTCTGTACTGCTCTTTGGATGACATTAATGCTAAAGGTCTAAATCTTTCTCGTTTGTATATCCTTATGCATAATACGATTAAAGATCATCTGACGATTGAAGGAATCAAAGGTGCGTTGGAAGAAATGGCAACGAAGCAAGGTTCACGGAAAGCATTCTGCAAGTTGCGGTTCAAGTATCCCTGGACTCAAAAAGCTCTTCGTTCGCGCGAAGACTTGACTGAAGAAGAAATCGAAAAGGGTAGTTATCAACGTCTATCTAATGGTCAAATGATTTCTTTTCGTAAGATGGAAGGACACATTGCTTACAACTGTATACTAGAGGGAAACTACGATGCTACAGCAGATCGTAAGTATAAGTTCTTTTTGACGGTAGAGTATGTGTATAGTTCAACGTGTCCTTGTTCATTTGAACTAGCACACAATGCTACTAATCTTCGTCGTGCAGCTGCTAATGCTCATAGTCAGCGTTCTATCATGAGGACTACTGTAGAGTTTGATCCGGATGATGTGGTGTGGATTGAAGATCTCATTGAAATGCATCGTCAACACATTCCTACAGAAGTACAGATTGTAGTTAAGCGTCGTGATGAGCAAGCGTTCGCTGAATTGAATGGATCGAATTTGTTGTTTAGTGAAGATGCTGTTCGTATAATGTATGCTGCTCTTGACGACTGGTTTAAGTCTGGTAAAATTCAAGACTTTCGTGTGATTACAGATCACGTCGAATCTTTACATCCCTGGAGCGCAATTGCTCTTGTGACCAAGGGTGTTCCTGGAGGTCTTTCGTAAGGAATATTAATATGAATGATGTGAGATTTAGAGGTGTGTATGGTTATTTTGTCGACAACGCTCTAGTGTATGTTGGTTCTTCGTGTTTGGGTTTAGCTAAACTTGAACACAATCATCGTAACTGGAAAGAGCTATACGGTGAACAAGGGAGAACAAATTTTCGCTATCATTTAGTTGAAAACTATGACTATTCTGATGGAGAATTTAGATGGTTGATTTCTCCTCAGGAACGAACACAGAAAGAGGTAGAAACGCTAGAAGGCCAACTTATTAGGTCGTTGAAACCAGAACTAAACATTGACAAGGATCCGGTTAGATCCTCAATTAAATATGGAAGGTACGATGCAACCAATTAAAACCACCAACATGATCTGGGTCACCTTTCCATTAATGTGTGGGTGAGTTTCCGTTTATTATAAATAAATATAATACAACAGGAGGAAATATGTATTATATTTATTGCTATAAGGATCCCGACACGTTGATTCCTTTTTATATTGGAAAGGGAAAGACCTCCAATCGTCGACACCTGGATCATCTCAAGGAAACAGCAGATAGCACCTCCAATCGGATGAAGTATTATAAGATCCAGGAGATTGTGTCTCGAGGCCAAGCACCTATCATCGAAATAATTGAAGATGGGTTGTCGGAGGATGCAGCGTATGAGTTGGAGGCTCAGTTAATACATCAATACGGAAAACGTGTCGATAGGACAGGAGTTCTAACTAACATCCTTGATGATGCACGTCCACCATCTCATAAAGGTAAAGTTAAGACTCAGAGTCACAGAGATTCCCTGTCACGGTCCCATAAAGCTCTCGGTAAAAAGCTCTCAGAAGAAACCAAGCAAAAAATTTTGCAGACAAAGCGTGAACGTGGTACAATGGTATCTGGAATGAAGGGGAAACACCACTCGGATGAAACAAAACAAAAAATTTCAGATCAAAAAAGAGGTAAGCCATCGGACCCAGTAGCTAATGCTAAAAGGTCTGAAAAGCTAAAAGGTATGATCCCAGTACGGGTAGTATGCCCACACTGTGGTAAAGAGGGTGCATCATCTCCGATGTTGAGGTGGCATTTTGATAATTGTAAGGAGAAATATAATGTTGAAAGTGAAGAGAAATAGAATTTTTGTCACGTTTACTAAGGAAGGAATCCACAAATATCCAGCAGCTCTAACTGATCCCACTCTTGCAACAGGTGATGAGTATGACGTGAGCTTTCTTGGCCACCCACACAGGCATATTTTTCATTTCCGAGTGGAGATTGATGTATTCCACGATGATCGAGACATTGAGTTTATTCAATTCAAGCGTTGGTTGGAAAACTTGTTTGACAAAGGAACATTGCAACTTGACTATAAGAGCTGTGAAATGATTGCAGATGATGTTGCATACGAGATCCACAAACGATATCCTTCTCGCTGCTGCATCGTGTCTGTTGCAGAAGATAACGAGAACGGTTGTATCAAACATTATGAGGTTGAGTGATGATTAATTTCTGTCATATAGCGCCCGTATCGTATCTACCATTTGTCCGACACTATCCTGTTCATCTTCTACTGGCTCATTTGGTAGAAGAGAATGAGGAGTATCGTAACTTCTACATTAACTTGAAGCGTGAGAATCCAAGCGTGTTTTATCATTTGGATAACTCAGCGTTTGAGATGTTCAAGCGTGGACAGCCAATGTACGATCCCAGTAAACTCGTTGATATGGGTAAGCTGGTCAAAGCAGACTCTATAGTCCTATCTGACTATCCAAAGGAACCATATTACA